GCATCGTACCGATCAACGAGGTTGGTAGGCTGAGCCATTACGGCCTCCTTCAGAGCAGGGTTTCAAAGATGGACGCGGCATCTTGCACGCGGCCTGTTTTGGCGAGACGCTGTTTCGCGCGAGTGACTTCGGTCGCGCTGCGTTTCGGAACGACGTTCGTCTGACCGCCTGCTGGCGCTGCCTTTGGCGCACCCGGTTGGGCTGCTGCGGGCTTGGGCTTGTTAGCCATCATCTGATCGTACTTCATGGCTTTATATAAAGCCGTTACAGCACGATGGTCGTAAGCCTGAGAAAGTTCTTCGTCTGAGAACCCAAGCTGGTTTCCGTATTCACGGAGTTTGCCACGCTCGGCCAGATAAGTTTCCTCATTCTTCCATTGCGGGATTATGTCGAAGAGCTTTGCCTTCTCTGCGTTTACATAGTCCGCAAGGGCGCGTTTAGCTTCCTGTTCTTGAACCTGAGTAACGCGCTGCATCTCAATTTGAGCAGCAACAAGTTTCTCTTGACGTTCGCGGTACAGATCCTTTTGACGCACGTATTCCAGAGGATCTTCGTTATACAGTCTTTCCCAGTTCGGCTCCTGCGGCTGCTGCGCTTGCAACTGCTGGGAAAGTGCCGTGAGAAGCTGGGCGTACTGTTGACGTTCCTCTTGGACCGCTTGGAACTCTGCCGCCATAGCTTTACGCTGTTCGGCCAGTTCCATTGTCTTACGCGAATAATCCGCCGTCCTTGAATAGCCGTTCAGTGCTTCTCGCAGCGTGACTTCTTGTTCCTTGCCGTCAACTTTGACGGTGACAATCTGGTCAAGCGGATCAGTCTGTTGCGGTGCTTCTTCTTCTTCAGCGGTTGCTTCTTCCTCAACAGCACCTTCGTCTTCCCCTTCGGGGGCTTCAGATGGCGTCTCTTCTGTCGTATCGGAAGCAAGCACCTCGGCCTCATCGGCCTCGGGGGTGGTGCTTTCCTCGTTCGGAGCGGGTTGGTTTGCGCTGTCGCCAGCGGCCATCATGGCTTCGAATTGTTGGGCAGCACCAGAGATGCCGGTTCCCTGCGTGGGAGTGCCGTCAGTCATTAAAATACCTCATTAGGTTTTACCGCGCAACCTCCGGTTCCAAGCAGTTATCCGAGTATTGGCGGCGATTGATCCAAGTTCCGTTTTGAATTGCTCGATTGCACGGACCAAAGCCCATGCGTGATCGCGCCCTTCACTATCCTTTGGGTCGGACTGCTTCCAATCGGAGATAGCCCGATCCTCTAGGATTTCTAAGACCTCTAGGACCAACGGGTCGTCCAAGAGGTCTTTCGCCTTGCGCGAAACTTCTTCATTTACCTTCATTGCGGCACCACGCCTTGGCGTGCGGCAGCAGCCAGCATGTTGCGCTCACGTTCCATCATGGCCCGGATATTCGCAATGTTGACCTGTGTCCCGTATTTGAGTTCCAGCTCCGTTGCACGCAGGACTAGGTCCGCTTCAAACTTATCGCGTTCGCGGTCATCCGCCACGATGGCCTTGGCCTCTTCCAGCCGTGCCTTCGCCGCTTGGATTTCGATGTCCGCCAAAATCTTCTGGCGCTCGACTTCCGCCAACAACTCAGCCGGGTCTGGCTTGGATGCAGCCTGTTCAGTCTGCTGTTGCATCTGCTGCATTTGTTCCGGCCCAATCGGACCGAAGTAGCGCGCGACATCCTTGAAGTCGTTCGCCGTCAGGATGTCGTTCATCGTGTTCTGCATCTGCATGATGTTTGCGACCGGGTTGAGCGGCCCCATCATCTGCACGGCTTCTTGCTGTTTCTGCAAGATCATCATCAGCACGGCCAGCTTCTCAGCCTTGTTGCCGTTACCCAGACCGACGTTGACGGCCACGTCCATCGACGCATCCCAATAACGCGGGTCGATTGGGACGTACTTGTTCCGCAGACGCACTACGCGCGGCGCATCTTGGAACTTGATGATTGCTTTCAACAGACCCTTGAACAGACGCTTCATGCCCGTTTCCGCAAAGATGCGGGCGATGAGTTCGATGCGTTGTTCCGCACCCTGCGTCATTAGGTCTACCGCAGCCTTGGTCGTGGACTGCAAGATGTCCGCGTTCACGCCACTCGACTGCGGCGTGATACCCGTGCGCTGCGACTTGATCTGGTCCAGATAACCCAGCACGCCCAGCGCCTGCTGGCCGACGAAGCTTTCCGTCAGCGGCTGCACCATGCCCGGCGCACGCTGCCGGATAACGGCCCCGATTTCCGTATTCATCACGTCATCGAGATTTACCTGTCCCTCGACCACCGCCATGCGCGGCGTGATGATCTGTGCGAGACTATCGAGCGTGTTACGCAGGATGTTAGACTTGATTAGCTGCAAGTCCATGACCTGTTCGGCCAAGGACTCGCCGATGACCGTGTGCGGCTCGGGATCTGGGCAGAACAACGCCATCGGTACTTCGTCGATGACTTCGTCGTGCAGGACATGCGCTGCCTCGCCAATCGAGCAAACACGGCGCAGTTCGGCAATTCCATCGCCGTCCTTGTCAACGCGGATGTAGCTCTCGACGTAATACACGCGCAGCAGCGCATCATCGGGCTGGTTCGTGCTGTCGAGGAAAGGCTGGATGGCCGGGTTGCGGACAAAAGCTTCGTTGTTCAGTTCGAAATTATCGCCGTACGATCCTGCATATTGCATGATCTCGTCGCGGTCGTAGCCCATCGCCACGAGGTCGGAAACCGTGCGGAGTTGGCGGCGACCGACGTAGTTCGAAGTCTCCAGATCGCGTGCGTTGCGCGAAACGAGGAACTCTTCCGGCGGCACGGCTTCGACCACCAGTTTCCGCTGCTTTTCTTTCTTGCGGACGCGGATTGAGTAGGACACGACGGGCGGGCGCATCATCGTGCCCGCCGCATCTGCGGAGCCTTCTTGCTTGATTTCCTGTTCGACTTCCAGCACTTCCAACTCAGGGTCGGAAGCCAGCAACACGTACTGTGCCTCGTCGATGTCCTCAAAATAATACTCACGGACATCGACCGTTTCGTCGATGCGCCAATGCACGATGCCCGTTTTGCGGACCAAAGCATCCTTGAAAACGTCGTAAAGGACTTTGAAGCCGTTGTTGTCTTGGTAGAAGACGTAGTTGACGTAGTCAGTGGCCTGTTCCGCCAAAGGCACGTCTTCCATGTTGCGGGGGACAAACTCGACGGCTTTTTCGGCGGAAGTGAACACGCGCAGCAGTGACGGCATCACCTGCAACACCGTGTCCCGGACTTCGGTCAGGACAATCGACGAGCGATTTTCTTCTTCGTTCCCGAAAAGATCGCCTCTATAATATCCGGTTGCCGCCTCGCGCATGGGGGCGATGTATTCGTCGATGTAGTCCGCTGCGTCATCAATCGCGCTGCCTACAACGGCGGAAAACTCTTCCTCACCCATCTCTTCGTCTTCGGGTTCTTCTTGGCCGTCCGCCATATACGGCCCGCCGTCTTCTTCTTCGTCATCGGCCTCATAAATGAGCTTCCCGGACTTATCCATCCGGTACTTTTTCTCTACACCGTTCTCTTTGACTTCCACCTCTGGCGCAGAACCCGCCTCGGCTTGGATCTCAATCTCGCGTGCCACTGTTAGGCCCCCTTACGAACTCGCCACCACGACCAGCCAGTCTCATTACCAGCGTTGTAGTGGGGGAAAATCTCAGTTACTGCTTGGAAAACGCCGTCCATCGGCAGATCATCGCCGCCCATTGTACCACCGGGCCTCAATTTAGGCCACCATGCCAGAATATCGGCCTTGACGCTGTCGTAATCGTGCCCAGCGTCGATCCAAATGAAGTCCACGCTCTCGTCTTTGAAGCGCCCTGCGGCAATCACACTGTCTTCGCGGTGTATTTTTGGTTGGATGGGTGCGTTTTGCAGGTTTTTCTTGAAAACGTCAAACAAATTTCCCCTATCGGGGTCGTTATGGTGCGCGTCCTCGTCGGAACCCTTCCAATGGTCCACGCAATGGAACTCAATCTCTTTACCTGAGTTGGCGATTTCGACCGCCATGAACGCAGCGGAACGCCCTTTCCAGCTTCCGACCTCTACGAACACCGCAACCGGGTCAGCTTTTTGCACCGCTTCCTTATAGGCGGACGCAAAGTTGAACCAGCCTTGGATGCCTTCGTAGAAGTGCAAATGCATTATTTCTTTTTGCCCTTCGGCTTGGACATGCCAGCTTCCGACATGGCGATTGCAACAGCCTGCTTCTTCGACTTCACGACCGGGCCTTTTTTGCTACCCGAATGGAGTTTGCCTTCCTTGTATTCGCCCATGACTTTACCGATTTTCTTCTCGGCCTTGGTGGGTTTCTTCATGTCAGAACCTCTTCTGGAAACGACCAAACACACCGAGGTCGCGTCGGTCTGGCGCATATCGGCCAGCTAACTCCAAATCACCACCCAACAAGCCGGGGATCGTGACTCCGCCGCTATAAGAGGTCGGTATCTTGTCACCTTGTGTTACGGCTGCGTTCAGACGTGCATTACCTACTGGTACGGCAACGGAGAACATATTTGCACCCGGCATCCGGTCCGTTTCAAGCGACCGTGTATAACCAAGCTGCGCGGGGCCAAGATCTAAGGTACCGCCCAATGAATGCTGCGTTCCTTGTGGAGTGATAGCAGCGGCATAATTTGCGCCAAGCGGACCGTAATTGATGTTGGCGTTCGGTACGATGGTATTACTAACCGTTCCCGGCATTTCCATTCGCTGCAATGCAACGCCACCAGAAAGAGAACCACCGTCAAAAGCGTATTGCCCGCCGAGGTTGCCTGTCGTCATGGCCGCATTTGGCCCTTCAAGACGTTGCACCTGCCCGCTTGCTGGACCAAACTGCCCACTTGCGGTCGTATTGGTCATATCACCAATACCACCCAGCAAGCCCATTTGCTGGAGCATCAGTAACTGCTGGGGGGAAAGTTCCGCTAAACCGGCCAAGGTTTCTGTCCGCTTTTGTGGGAAAGCATATTTTTATCTTTTTTCAGTGGAAAAGTCTACACCACGCCGAATGGCGCGTCACACCACCCCGCGCGGTGGGTTTACACCACCCCGCGCACGTTCCGCTTCAGGCTTTTACCGGGCACCCAAGCCGGTGCCCGCCCACCCACTTGGGCGGCAGCACTAGCGAACGTCAGACACAGCGCATCCGCCAAGTCCGGCGACCGCAGCCCGCGTCGCTTCATGTCGGCCTTCGCCTCCACCTTGATCTTTCCGTTCGAGGCAAAATTGTAGCGCGGGGAAGCCAACTCTTGCCGCAGGTCGTCGTTGCGGGGCAACTTGCACGCACGCGATTGCAGCCAGTCCTTCGCCGCCAGCCACAGTTCGTCTCTGAGCCGGTACGCCTGCTGGTTCATGGCCGCACTCTCGGACACGTTCACGTCGCGCACGTTGAAACCCTGCTCGCGCAAGCGGTCGGCTACGCCACCGCCCATGCCGATGCTGTCCACGCAGATCTCAGCGGGACGCTCCAGATTGGCCTCGTAGACGACTTTACCGACCGTCTCCATGAGGTCAGCCCCTGACCAATGCTTCAGCTCGACGACCACATTGCCCTGTCGCTTGCAAAGCACCGTTCTATCGTCCCCGAAGCGCGCCACGTCCAATCCGTAAATCAGAGGCGCAGTCGGATCTAGCACAACGTCTCGTTCTACCGCCGCGTCGATGAGTTCTGCGGGGATCAGTACGTCATCGTCTCGGAGGGCGAACTCGCCCAAGACACGGACGCGGAAGGCATTGGACATCTCGCCGTAAGTCGCAGCAATCTGCCGGACGAAGTCGTCGGAGACGAGCGGGTTGTCCTTGCACGAGACGTGCATCGTTTTCCAGTCGTTCGCCAACTGGTGGTGCGTGCGGAAAAACAGCCCGCTATTCCGGGTCGGGTTCCCGATTAGGACAGTCGTGGCAGCGTGTCCAGACATCGAACCCGCAGCACTCTCGAACACCGGTTCCGGGATAGCACTCGCCTCGTCGCAGATCAGCAGGACGTTCTCCGAGTGGACCCCCGCCAGCGCCTCCGGCCTCTCCGCACTCGACGTGCGGGCTGAGATGAACGAACTCTCGGGAGCGGCCTTTAGTACGATGCGATCTGAGAAAACCTCTATGCTGTCGCGCAGAACGGGCGGGAGGACGTTTATCCATTTTTTCACTTCAGAGAACAATGCGTCGAATAACTGCCCGGAGGTGGGGGCGGTACAGACGGCCTTCTGAGGGAAACGGGTGAGCATGTGCCAGATGAGCGCCCACGAACACGCCGTGGACTTGCCCACGCCGTGGCCCGCACGGACGGAGATGCGGCGCTCACCTCTTGCAATGGCGTTGAGAAAGTTCTGCTGCCACGGCAGGGGGGAGGCGTTTAGCACTACTTGCACAAACTCGACGGGATTGTTTCGGTAAGTTTCTACAAATAATTCGTAGGCCGCTTCCATTGTGGAGGGCGTAGGGGGAGGGGGTGCGGCTTCAACCATGATTTTTTCCGTACAGAGACAGGGTCGTGCATATCGAAGCCGCACCCGGGGGACCCACCATGGGCCGGGGGGCTCATTACGGGTTTTGCTGCACAGGATGGGCGCTACCACTCATTTTGGGTCATCATCCTCATCTTCGTCATCATCCACCAATTCGGCGATGACCTGCTCACTTTGCGACTGTAGCACGGCAAGCTGGGCATCGTGCCCCAAATTGGGCGTGACATCCAGCAATGGGGTCGGTGTCTCATTATGTGCGACGCGTTTGCTTAATGAAATAAGCGCCGCAAGATGTGCGTTGGGCCCATGCTCAATGTTAACGTCGAGCTTTGCCTGTTTGGGAATTGGCGCAACGCGGGCAAGGACTTCTTTAGCCGCACCGAGCGCGACGGTTTCATTATCCGAGCGCAAGAGCTGTTCAAGGCGCGCGACAGCGACCGGGCCAAGCCCTTCAATGAGCCGTTTGGTTCTAGACTGGCGCAAGGTCAATCCGCCCGGATTGCCTGATTTGCCCTTTTCCCAAGTCATACTGTGTAGCCCTCTAAGTCAATGTAAC